ATGTCTAATTCGGGATTTGCTGCTTTAAGCCGTTTTGCTAATCCGACTCGTTGATGTCCGTCTGCAACAAAAAGCCTACCATTGGCATATTCGTAGGAAATAATTGTTTGGGCAAAAATTGGGTTCCAGGTGTCTATACCCTGGAGAGTCATATTAACCCCTTCGGCATTGGCGTCAGTTTTGAATTGAAAAGTTTTGGCATCAACCTCTATTTTATCCAGGTCAACCTTAACTAAGTCGCCGTCCAATTTGTCATAATGATGGATGTCAGGATAAACTTGTTGCCCTAAAATTGGCTTGTCGGGAAATGTCGGAAGCTCATTATTTTCGAGCGCTATTTCAGTAAGAAGTCTTCTTTCCAGATGCTCACTCGTCGCTCCAACGCCATCACCGATAGGGTTGTCTTCAGCCGCGTCGGTAGTCGCGTGACGCGCAGCGGCGACACCTTCACCGTTTATTGGAACGCCAGCTTTCTCGAGCGCTACCAGCCCCCGAAGCGTTGTTTCCTCGTCGAGCTCCATTAAGGTTCGGTTCAATTCAGAGATCGACGTTTGATCTATATTTTTATTATATTCCCTGCCCACTGCGCCTAAAGGATCCAACCGATTTCGCAGCTTTGGCGCTCCGATTATGGCTCCTTTTAAAAGGCCTCCAAAGGCGGCTCCACCGACAAAAGCAAAGCCGACGTTTGTTGCAAAGTTTTTTGCGTCGTAACCTAATCCGATTTTTCGACGCCACTCGGCCACGTCTTTCTGAGCGATTCCGACTTGTCCTGCCGCAATCAAGCCCTCAACCAGGGCCGTTCTTAAAATACCTAGTCTAAGCGGCGCACCTGCCAGGAGGCTTATACCGCTGGGGCTTTGAGCCAAGGCACGAATTTCCGCAGTGGCGGCGCCTAACAATTGGCCAGCAATTCCAGCATTTGATGCTGTGCTCGAGGTTTGGCCAGATTTTTTGTAAGCCTCTAACGCAATTTTTTCCATTTCTATGTTGAGTTGATCTTCGGAAATAGTTGCGTGTCCACCAGCCTCGAGCTTGCGGTTCATCTCGCCCAGGCGCTTGAAAGCCTCCGCAAATTCTCGAGGCGGTGTGTAGCCTTCATCGACTTGATCAATTGTTTTAAGCCGTCCGGTAGCGCGTATAGCGGTTGTTCGTCCGTAATATTGTTCTAAAAAATCGCCTGGGTTATCAGTCCCAGCAAGTTTTGCGTATGGCTCTAAAACTTGAATCATTGCTCGTTGCCTGGCATCACCAGCTTCAATTAGGGAATGAGAATCAAGACTTGCCGTAAAATTATCGACGAAACCCGTTTCCATACCCTCGAATGGATTGAGCCCTCTGATGACCTGTTCGCGTGTTTTGTTGGGGTTGGTGAAAAGCATTAGAAACCTTCACCAGTTCTGAGGCCGATGAGATCATTCAAATCAATGACTATTGGATTTCCAGACTTATCCTCGAACATCTGGCCGGAGTCGCCCATTGTCAGGATGACTTTGTTTTCTCCGAAATTTTGTAGAGTAATCTCATCACGGAACTCTTGATCAATCGGCACGGGTTTTTTTGATTTATTGCGGTTATCGAAAATTTCATAGCCTAAACTTTTGAGTTCATCGGAAGTGATGCCGACACCCTCCGGCAATAAGAATGGATCGGATTTGTTTTGTTTCAGGGTTCTGTTTTTAGAGCGGTATTGGTTACTTTGCTTTGCGATGGGATTACCCTTGAACAAACTTACCAAACTATTCGGCGCGTCATCATCCGTAGAAATACTGTTCGGGATCATTAACAATTTACCGTTATATTCTGTCACCCCGCCGTGTTGAACGCCGTCGATTTCGGTTGAACCCATAACTCGGCTGATTAGTTTTAATACTTGGTCTGGTTCAGTTAAAACTACCGGGGTGCCTGCCGCAGCGAGTCCCATATATGCAGCATGAACACTCGATAAAATCGGTCCGAAATCGTCTTCGTAACTTGTCCCTAAAACGCTTCTGAGCTGAATGCTAAAAACCGTTTTTGTATCTTGATCGATTTTTGCTTCAGTACCTTTTAATCGACCTGGTGTGTTGAGTATCGCCTGGCCAGTCATAATCGTATGGGCGAGATCGCGGTCGCCGCCGACGTATAGCATCGCGCCGATCTGGGCTGCGGAAGGATTATTCTTGGCTATTTGGTTTAAAACAGCAGGGGACTTATCTCCAAAGCCCTCAAAGATTTGTGCAAATAATTCAATTTTTTGACCGTTCGTCGTGTCTGCGTCGTCGTAAATGCTTTTTAGGGCTGTTAGTTCACTCTCGGTAAAATAAGACGCTGGCTCGGCAAGGCCCATTTTGATCGCAAAAGCGTCCATCTTTTTTTGGCGATCTATTAATGACTCAGGGTTACTCAAATCTAGGGGGACGAGCGGCTCGACAACATTTACATAGTGCTGGGCCAGATTTTTTTTGACGGAAGCCGTAGTATTTTTTGCTGCGTTTTGCAGCATTATAATCCGGTCGCGTTCGTATTGATTGATTACCCCGTCTTTACGGAAATTTTGTTGTGTCTTTGCTAATAAATCTTCTATATCTCGCGGAGAACCTGACCGAATTATAGACGCTATAGTCATATTTTGACGGAGAGCTTTTGCCTCGGCAATTAATTCCGGGTCGCCGTTTTTTTCAGAGGCCGCAACGATTGATTCAATAGCTTGCAAACCCGGATTTTCACCCGCTGTGATCGTCTTTTTTAATTCAGATATATCCCCTTTTATGTTTTTTGAAGATTCTCGTTCAGATATACCGGTGATCTTTCTGAATAAGTCGATTGTCGATCTTTCAAATTGATCGATATTGTCATCAGCTTGAGCTTTTTCTATTTCTAATTTCAAACGTTTTTTCTGTTCGACCACGGGTAATGTCGACCATAATTTCAACAAATCATTATTTTTTTTCAGATTTTTGACGCTTGCGATTAAAACGGCATCCTTGGTTTTATTCGCCTTTTCCTCAACTTTACTTAATTGTTCTTCTCCGATTTTTAGACCGGACAACATGGTTTTATTTAAATCTACAACCGTGCTTGCAATATTTTTAACGTCGCCGGTAAGAACCGTATTTGCTTTTGCGGCTATATTGCTCAACAAGTTGAGGGTATTACGTTCATAAGGATCTATGTCACTATCGAGCTCGTATTCTTTTTTTAATGCGTTCGCGGTAGCGTTGATCTGGCTAGGTGATGAACCTCGATGTCGTTCGATTAAAGCGATGTTTTTCTTGAGCTCTTCTGCATTTCTTATTAATTCGGGGTTGCTAGTTTTTATAGCTCGTTCGACGATTGAATTTACCTTTTCGTCTCCCTGCTTGTAACCTTGGATTAAGGTTCTATTGCTCTGTTTTATATCTTGATTTATCGCCGCTATATCTGCGTTAAGATTTATTTTTGCTTGTTGTGCTTGCCTTCTTTGATCCGCTAATTCGACGTTCAGTTCAGATTGTATTTGACGTCCAAGAGTAAATTTACTTCCCTCTGACAGGCCGCGAGCCAGCCCCGTGCCTTTGTCCAGATCTTTTTCAAATTGATCGATGAAGTTTTGTTTGTCGGGCGTCGACGCAAACAGGCCGCGGACCCTTGAGATGTGAAAATTATCTTTCAGCTTTTCGATGTCGTTCGCGATTACTTTTGGATTTATACCTAACCCTGTCGCGGAATCCGCATACCTAGCTATTAACGCCGCCAGGGAGTCGTCTGTTCCTGTTTGACGTCCGACAATACTCGCCTCATTTTCTGTCGTTGAATATAACGTAATGCCGGTGGCTTCACGTTGCCGCTGCTGTTCCTTCAAAAAGTCAGCGCTATAATCCAGAAAAAGACCTTGCCCCGCCGAACTAAGTTTTGATCTTATCTTCGCCGCAGACAGCGGATCCAAATCATCGACAGAACTGGCAAATCCCTCACGAATATCCTCGAGCTCTTGGGAAAGATCCTGCGGGTCGCCTTTATTTTTTTGATATTTAAACAACGTTTCTCGCATGGCGAGACGGGCTTGCGTTTCAATTTCAACGCTGGCTAAACCGACCGCAGCGTCAAAAGCCGCTTGAGCTTCAAAACCGTATTCTGGTCGCTCTCCACCAAATCGGGCAAGTGTGCCGCTCGGGTCTTCGGATCCGGCACGAGTTCCGCTCACCTTCGCTCGTTTCTCAGCCTCTTTGAAGGCGAAATTCTGAACCCGTTCAGCGTTTTCCGACAGTCTTCGAGCGCCCTTAACTTGTTCCCGTAGTCCAGCCTGATCAATATTTGGCGGCGTTACAATGTTTGCGCTTATCTGTGCGGACCTGGTAAATGTTGGATATCGTGCCATTTATTTATGCCCCAGTCGTCAGATTGCCGTAGCCCGTGCCCCACGTCATATTTCCGTTACTAAAGACACCGCCAACACCGGCTGGGGCGGCGGCTGGTGTCGCTGCTGTCGCTGCTGTGGCGTCGGCTCCAAAGCCCATGCCGTAGGTAGCCCCGGCCATTGCAAGCGACGTGACAGCACTAAACATTGCGCTTTGTTTCGCTTGTTTCCCGGCGGCGCGATAAATCCCTGCCTGGTATTCGGCGGATTTTTGAATCATCGTCATATTTTCGCGAGCTAGATTTGTATTGTCTTTATTGACAGAAAAATCGAGAAACCCTCGATCAAAAATATTAACCTGGAGTTTTCCTGTACTGCCGCTGAATGGATCAATCGAACCCGCGGCCCCGCGAGCGCCAACCGTCGCAATAGTCTTGCGGATTTTGTCTAACGTTCTGACGCCTTCTTGTTTATATTTGAGCGCTTCGGCGCGTGATTTAATCACATTGCTACGCGCTTGCACCATCGTTTGCGCGGCCTGGGCGTCATACATCGCTTTCTGAGCGGAGCCCTGTTTCATCGTGCCAATAGCGCTGACGACCGCGGCGGCAACTGCTAATTCTGCCATTTAAATACCCACCGATAATTTGTAATCGAGAGCCAATAAATTTAAATCGAGCGGAACAGTTTGGCTCACGGTGATCGTTCCTTCCTCTGTAAACCCGAGCAGAGGCCCTATTTTTTTAACGCCAGTAAATTTCGAGACAGCGCTATCAAGAACGTCTTCGCCAAATTGTCTGAACGCGACAAGCTGGCCGTTTACTGTCATGGCCTGAGTTTGGAAAACCTCGGCATTGACCTCGAGGATCCGCTTTTTGAATCCTTTGATAGATCCTGATTGCAGCCTGGGCTCAACCGGCATTGTGACAATTGAGACTGCAAAAGGCAGACCGATCTCATAATTTGATGTGCTAGACCTATCGAAAGTCACAACACCCGTTTGAACGGTCTTATCGGCTTGCACGTTGCCGTCAACGATAACATCGAGCAATTCACCCTCGAGGTGTGCGGCGGCGCCTGTGGCGCTACTAGAGGCCGAATAAACAGCACTGTCCGTGTGCAGGGTTGGATCTAATGTCTCCACGAAATACGCGGACCTAGTGCCATTCACAAAATTGGTCTTAGTCATACCAGCGGATCCGGCGTCGGTGAGGGTGACCGCAGTCTCACTTGCTAGACCTCCAATCACTTGCGTAATTGTCACAACTGCGCCACTCGCTGACGCGGAAAATTTAGCATTTGCATTTATTTGCGCGGCCAGGTTGGTAGCGGTTTGATTGTTGGATGTTTCCGCTACCCAGGTGCCGCCACCGGCAGAGGATCCGACCGTGAAATCATGCGAGCTCAGATCGCCGCCGATCAGGTTTACTTTGTCGCCGTTTGCCAGGTTTGAATAATTACTAATTGTGACCGTGGCCGTCGCAAAGGCGCCAACCGTGCGATTCACAATCGCGTAAGCATCGTCGATATCTATGCCGACCGCTAAAAAATTACCGTCCGTAGTGAAAGAGCTCGGCGCGATAACCTGTTGTGCTCGGTTGAGCGAGAAAACAGAAACGGATCCGTCATCGCCGTTGACGATAAACAGGCGATCAGATTCCTCTGTTGAGGTTGCTCGCCGGATCGCCATATCGATTGGCGTTTTAAGCAGATGACCAGAAAGCAAACTGAGAGCTGCGGTCGTATAAGCCAACTCAGCATCGGTAAAGAGAAGCTCGTTAAGACTTTTGCCCTGGCGTTGCACGAAGATCGTCCCGGAATCAAGACCGGCGACTGGTACACCAGGCTTCGCGCCGTTCCTGGTGGCCACCTTCACGGACAAATTCGAGGGAATTATCGGTTCGCCAACCGGCTGTGGGATATAAAATTCACCCCCCGTCGTGAAGATCTGCAAATCGCGACCGGAAAAAATATCGACGATTTCATTAAGACTTGCCGTTGTGATTGTGGCCGAAACGCTTTGATCATCTAAACCCTCGCCGAGTTCAAAATCAAAAAAGTTACTTACTACGCTGCCCCAAAATGTCGTCGGTTGCGACTTAGAACCTGCGAAATATAACCGACCTTCGTGGAAAGTAACGCTGACGGGATAGCCACGCGAACCGCTCCAGGCTGCTTCATATCCGGCTTCAAGCTCCCAGCCACCGGATGCGATAACTGCCGTATCGAACAGTCCAATTTCGCAAAAACCTTTTACCACTGTGGAGGAGACGTGTTGGATTATTCGTATGCGCCCATAGTTAGAGGTCACGTTTATATATTGATTGACATTACCGGACGAAAAAACGCCAGCGCTCGCTGTTACTGTAATCGCGCCGCTGGTGCCAGATGGTGTCAGAGTCGCGGATGGGTTGCCGGTGGAGAAAACAAAAGCATGCACCGGGGCGTTTGTGAAAGTAATTGCGGCGACCGTCCAAGTGCTATTATTAGCACCGCGCACGATTTTTATGGGGGTCAGATCCTCATGAACCAGGATCATCGTGTCAGCGGATTGCGCATGGCGGATCTTGCCAAGCATCGCCGACGTTATTGCGCTCACTGCCAGGTAATCGTTGCCACTTCCGTTTATGTTTGTGATTAGAGCTTTGTCGCGAAAAATGTAAATCCGCTGATTAACCAGGGCAAACATATATGAGTCTGTCGCTGAAAACTCGAATGGAATTAGCCGAACGCCACTTTGTGGATTAGCAGCGGCTGGAAGTTCAGTAATATATTTTAGACCGTCGCGGCGCTTGACCCCACCCTGCGGCTGGACAACGACGTTTTCGGCTGTTTGAAGCGCGTTGTAATACTGGGCTAAATCAACACGAGCCCGAAGCAAAGGGTCAATTTCGCCGGAACTGAAATTCGTTTGGATTCTGACGACGCGGCTCACTTCAACCTCGAACAGCGATTAAGTCGAAATCCTCGATGACTTGGTTCGGTTGGTTTGAGCCCTCGATTTGCATAGCCTGGCGAGTCATTCCACCGCGCATATTTTCGCCGGGAGATCCGACAGCGAGAAGCTGGAAATATTGCGCCTTGGTGATTTGATCCGTCACCGTTTCCGCGAAGTGCCAGGCAAGCCAATATTTTAAAAGCTGCACAAAAAAACTCGGCATAATCGCTTCCGACGGGTGATATTGATAATCGATGTAAACAGTCTCGAGGCTGGTCATCAGCTTGCCGCCGACGATTTCCCATCCCTCATTTACGGGTCGGGCACCTGGTGTTGAAGTTGTGAAAAGTGCTCGGGCGCCAGTGCCAATTAAATCGGCTGGCATAACGTATTGGTATTTCCATTCGGTCGCCGGGGTATCGACTTCCCTGGCAAGCTGAACTTTTTTAAAACTGAAAGACCAAGGGTAAAGGCCGAGAGCGAAATCAGTTATATCGTCGTAAAGGCGGTCACAGATTTGTGCGGCATCAGTGCCCTCCGAAAACGACGAAAGGGGCGAAGCCCCCAGCATGATCAAACTGTCTGAACAGATAGATAATTTTGTGTCGCCAGAGGCCATTCGCTCTCCAAAATTAATGGACGGGAAGCGTTAACTCCCCGCCCGTAATTTATTAGTCGCTGTCAGTTTCGACGATCACGGTGCCGTCAGAAACATCAACCACGCCGGAAGCGTTACTGAGAACATTAACCCAATGACTTGTCGGGGTATTTGAGTCCACAACGAGAATGACATCTCGAATCCCAACCTCATCGCTAACGAGATTGAAGTAACCTGCCGCTCTCACCGTCGCAATTGCGTCGACCGATGTATAAGACCAAATTGCCGGTGCAGAGCCCTTTTTGCTCGCGCCACCAATCGGGTTCCAGCCGTCTCTTGAAAAAGCCATGATTAAGCCTCCCTACAAGTAATTTTCACAATGCCTGATCCCTCGATGGCTACAGCGCCAGCCGAGAACATCGATGCAACCAGGAAGGAAGTTTTTTCCGGGATGTAATCAACGCGGCTCTGCTGGTTCATAGACGTGCCCATACCGAGCGCCGACTTATGAAAAGCGAACAGAGTTCGATCATTGGATCCATCTTTGACAAGCCCACCCTCGTCCATGTCACCGAGCATCACGAAATCGAATCCCATGTACGAATTTATGCTACCCGTAACTAACGCTTTTATGGAGGCGAAATCTGAACTTGTAACCTCAGTATCGCCTAGCAAAGCCTCGAGACTGTTCGCGTGCATAATGAAGCAACGACCATCAGGATCCACATTAGCTGCATCCATTAGGCGTTTGGTTTCACGGAGCTTTTCGATATTGAGGTCCGTATTGGAACCACCAAGCGAATTAGCGACAGTGCC